CTGTAAAACCTCCTGTCTTTGTGATGGTACAATAGTACCAAATTGTGGGGTTAAAGCCATTTTTATTAATTTTAATTGTTAAAACTTCTCTTTTTAATTCTAAGTTTTGACGAATCCGTACCACTGACAGCTTTGACTTTGAAACCTTTTACAAATACATCCCCACCGGCAACTTGCCTCGGCGTATCTAGAGTTGGGTTTTTAGAGCCGTCCACAACTTGTTTAATGCCATCAGCTTTACCTTGCTCATAAAAATGAGTAGCAAGTTGATCTGCATTCATAGCTGTGTACATAGCTTTATGATAACCAGCTGTATCTACCATGTCTCCTCTATCATTTAAATAAGGATTTACAAAGTTATTGATATTAGACTGTTTATCAGCAACAGCGTTAGGATTTTTAACAGTATATCTAAATTTTTGGTCACCTACTTTAAAATCAAAACCTTTGAAATCTTCAGAAAACAATTTTTTAGTGTTGTCTTTAAATCTTTTATGCTGTTCTTCAACGACTTGTTGTTCGTCTTTATATCTATTGAAAAATTCCGTAGCCTTTTGCTGATCATCATTAACAATATTACGAGACTTAATAGAATCATAGTATTGTTGTTTTAATCTATCTAAATGATTACGAGCTTCTACAATAGCTTCTTTTTTAGCGAGTTGTTTTTTCATGATGTCTCGCTCTTCATCAACCTCCTCATCATAATCAAAACTATCTTCCAGCATGAAAGATACTTCATCATTATTAAGATGAGGTTTAGTGTTTTTATAGTATTCCCTTAGTAATGCATTTTCGTCTATATTAGTATAATCTCTATTTAATCTAACATAGTCTTCTAATGTTCCACCAGTTTCATTCATAAAATCAACTAGTTTATTTAAATTTTCAGGAACTTTTATTTCTTGTTCTACTTGTTTAACAGTTTGTTCTTCAACAGTTTCTTCAACACGCTCAATGGTTGACCCTTCTGTTTCATCTGTATTGATGACCCGTATTTGTTCTTCCACTTCTGGTAAATCTCCGGATGGTTTATCATCAGGAACTTCTTCTGTTTTTCGCTCTTGAACGGCATCTTCTTTAGTTTTTTCTGTTAAATCAACTTTTACAACTTCAGGTATAACTTCACCTTGAGCCTCTGGTTTTGTTAAATCAACCTTTACTGGCTCATCATTAGTTTTAGTTAAATCTTTAGTTTTTCTTTTAGGTTTAGACTTTATTTTAAAGTCACCTTCTTGTTTGACCTCTACGGCCGCTTTTTGTTCTGCCATAATAAAATATTATATAATTAATTATTAATTTAATGGAGCTTGACCTTGATTGTTTTCAAAGTCAATTGGCATTGTATCATTATTTCTTTGTGAAATCATTTTACTTTGCTGTGTACCTTCCATTTTAGTTCTTTTATCTTTTCTATCTTCAATAAAAGATTCTTTTTCTTTCATAGCTTCAACTCTCAGTTTTTCAATTTCCATGTCTAATTGATGCTTCATTTGCATTTTTTCCATATCTAATTGAGCCTGAGTTTGAATTCTTTGTATTTCCATTTGATTTTTAGCTTGCTCATACTGCACGTTAGATGCGGTTAAAGCTTGCTGTTTCTGCATCTCTGCTTGAGCTTGCCTCTCACTAGCTTCCGCGTTTGCGTTAGCTTGTGCTTGTATATTAGCTTGCTGAGCTTCTTGCATTTGTTTTTGCTTCTGCTTTCTCTTTTGCTTAAGCATTTGATTAGCAAGTTTTAAATTTTTAACTTGCCTAATATCAATAGCATCTTCTAAATCTATTCCACCTTGTTGAAGAGACATCTGTATGTTTTGTTCTAACATAGCTTTTTCTTCTTCTTCTGGTTCTAATTCTAGAAATATACCAAAATCATGTAGAGAAAGATTTTGTATTTCACTTAAAGTACCCACGTTATAAGTAGATATAGAATTTTTAAGAGAATTTAATGTTAAAGGATCTTGTAAAGAATCTGCAATTTTAAGAGAAATATTCTCACATGTTCTTAGAGTTAACCATAAACTAGCAGTTAAAATATGTCTTGTTGCGGTATTAGAAGCATTAGCAGCCATTTTTTGTAAACCTACTAATGTATCTTTTTCAGGCAAACTACCATCTCTAGCTTCATTTAACCCGGTCACATCTCTTATTAACTGTAAATAGTATTGATAAGTTTGTATTAAACTTTGTATTTTAGCTCCGCCACTACCAGTTTGTAATTCTTGTATAGGTACTTTACCAGGATTCATATCACCTTCTTGAGTTAAAGATCTACCTACAATACTACCAGTTTGGAAGTACATATTTAATGCTTCTGCTGGGTTATAATTGGTACCGTTACCTAAATCTACTTCCGCAAGTCCGTCCATATCTAAAAACACACCATCAGGAACCATTCTAGCAATAACTTGTTGTAACTTTAAATGAGTTATTTGAATCATATCAGCAAATCCTGTGACTCTACTTACTAAACTTTCAATTCTTCCTTTATACATTCTAGGCGCACATATAGTATAACTCATTTCTACTTTAGTAGTATCAGAAAAAGGTCTTGTCATGTTTTCAGACATTTTCCATTCTATAAGTTGATTGTTTCCTATAATTTTAGCTCCTTGATATAGTACTTCTATTTTTCTAGAAACAGTTTCAAAGTTATCATTTTCTGGTGGATTAAATTGATCGTCTTTTACTAATGCTTTTTGTAAACCTTGATCAGTTTGTTTTATTTTAAATACTTGAGTATTATAAGTTTTATATTCAAAAAATAATACTTGTACTGTATTAGGGTCGTAAGTTTGCCAACCATACATAGTTTGAGAACTATATCCTTGAGTTTCTTGTATTTTAGTTAACTCTGCTTCTGATAAACCTGGAAATCTTTTTGCAACTTCTGGAATAGTCATTGCTTTTACTTCACCTACATAATATATATCTTCAAAATTTGGATCTTCTGTATAAGAATATATTAAATAAGCTGGATCAACATAATCCACTGTTACTCCATTGGCTTTATTCCAACTAGTTTTTACTGCTCCTATACCTAATGTAACTAAATCTTGATTAAATCTTTTCTTAATATTATCAAATCTGTTTTTACTAAGCTCGTTATTTATAACTTCTTCTTCAGCTATTTCTATAGACTGCTTATAAGATAGTTGCATGTGCAAATCTAATTCTTCTTCTGATTCAGGAAGTTTTGTCTTATCAGTTTGATATTCATCTAGACCTAAAGTATTTTGTAAATTATCAAGATAAGGTTTAGCGGCCATATCTTGTAAAATAGCTGTAGCGTAATCAGTTCGTTTTTTTAAAGCAACTGGATCTTGAGCAAAAGCTTTTATTTCATAATCTTTATTAGATAGTCCATTAACAACAATATCTACAAACTTAGCTATAATAGGAACTGGCTTCCAGTCTAAATTAAGATATGATAAATCACCATTTATAGATAACTCATCTTTATATTTTTGAACTGGTTGTTCGCCTTTAGCATATAATCTTCTTTGATGAAACAAATTATAAGATAACGCAAAACGTGTACCGTTACCTCCTTGTCTCCACCATTCTGTTTCAATAGCTTGAGCAACTTTTCTACCGTATTCGGGAGTAGCTTTTTCCATATCAGGCACTGTCTGACTAGGAAAAGTACTAGAGTAGTTTGTTGTAATATTCATTTATTTAATTATTTTTGAAACTATACCGCTGTTGTTATATTTCTTTATACCTAACTCTATAGGTTCTCTTTTTCTTCTACTTACTGGTGCATATCTATTTTTATTACAAGCCATTAAAGCTAGTCCAGAACTAATAGATGCATCATGAGTAGTTCTATTATTTATATCAAATTTAGCCCAATCTTCTAATGTTCTTTGAAAATATATATCTCCATAAGAATCTCCATTAAAACCAACCATAGTTTCTATATAAGACTCTATAGCCGCAGCGTGAGCTTGTTTTATATCTTCACTTGAATTAGGTATTCCACCTATTTCTTTTTCAGTAACAGATAATTTATTCCAAAATTTATCTGGTCTATTCATAGCAAAACCTCTATATCCTCTTCTTTTAAAATGATATAAAAGTCTTGGTTTATTGTTTTCTGCTAGTATTGGCATTCCATAAAACACACACGCCATTAAAACATCTTCAAAAAATATTTCAGCTGTTTGAGGTCTAGCTATATATTCAAGAAAAAAGTGATTAGGTGGCGCATCTTCCATACTAAACTTAGTAAGTCCATGAAGAGAACCATTAGAACCTCTTTTGTCTACAGTACCTGATATATCATATGGATCACATCCGAATGCTCCCATATGTTCATTCCCAGGATATTTAATACCATTTTTTTCAATATATCTATTTTGTATCATTGAATTAGGAACCCAAGTAATAAAAAATCTACCTTGATTATTGGGATAAAATATAACCCTACTATCTTTAATCCCACTTTCCCATTGAAAATTACCCTGTGTAACTAATTTTTTGCTATTTATATCTTCATTATAATCAATTTGTTGATATATTTTTGTTAAATTAAACAATGAAGATTTAGATTCATCTCTAAATGCATGCTTAGTAGTTCGTGGAAATTGTCTATAAAATTCATTCAATGCATCCGCATCATCTTTTAAACCATCAACTTCATTTTGCCAATAATCAACTACACCTAAATATATGTCTTCTCCCTGTGGTCCTTGAACGGCTTGTTTTGGAGTGTCGAATACAGGTATTCCATAAGAATCAATGTATCCTTCGTAGTTCCATTCCATAGGTATGAACAAACTATATAATCCCGAGCGAGTCTGTCCATTGGCGTTTCTTTGTGTGACATTTGAATCATCATATAATTTTTTAAAATTTCTCCCACCTTTATCTAAAGCGTTAGAAGTAGAACCCATCATACATTTACCTATAATTCTACTACCTAATCTTAATGTTGTTTTAGTTACTCGCCAATTATTAAGAATGTTGTTAGGTCGCTCCCATTTACCAGATTCATCATGCACTAGTAGTTTTAGTTTTTCACCATCATATGAGTTGTCTCCTGTGTTTTTCCAATCAATTGTTGTATCCAGACCTTGTAGATCTGTACTAGCTTCATTAGTTATAAGTTTACGTCTAGTTAATTTTGTAGCTGGAACTCTGTAAGCTAATTCAGTTTTTGGTCTATCCATACCATCTTGAATAGGTTTAAAAAAGAAAGGATAATTAACTGATATAGGAACTACCTTATCTGTAAACATTGTTTTAGCATCAGGTCCAGACTTAGATAATATACCATATCTTGAGTCAGAATTTAATGTTGCTAAATTAACAGTTTCACCTGAAGCCATAAAAGAAAAACCAGAACGTCTATTTTTTAAATAACACATTCCATAAGATCGATGATCAGCTTTACAAGCTTCCCAAAATATAAAAAACAATCTATTAGCTTCTCTAAAATCGGGTTTACCAACATCAATTTTACTCCATTGTAGATACATATAATGACTACCAGTTAAATATGTTGGTTTATCTTTATTGTAAAACCAAAATCCGTTTTCCCTACGATTAAATTCTATATCTATATAATCATACCATTTTTCTTTAAAATCTAATGGATAATCTTCCCAATCAAATATAGTTTTTATACGTTTTAATTCTTTTGGTAATTCTGTATATTCCCATTTATTTTCTGAAAACTTGACTGTGTTTTCTTCTAAAGGTAAAGCTATTTTTAAATCTTGTATTTCATATATTTCACCTATTTTACCTGTTTTACTTATAACAACTATATCATGTTCTTTATTATAACCGTATTGCCATTTGTTGTAGCGGTTTTGTTGTTTAAGTACTTTAGGTTTTATGTGATCTTTTAATACTTTATATAATTCTTGCTTATACATTACTTAGATCTTCCTTCTGCAAAACCTTTAAATTCTTTAGGTTTTTTTGTTTCTTCTTCTACTTTCCCTTCTATAATATTTTCTTCTTCATTTATTTTTGAAAGGATTTCAAACGCGTCAAATATAGCTAATTTTTTAGTAGCAGCTGCGTTTTTTAATCTATCTGCTGAAATATCTGGACCAAAATCTATTATTGGTTCTTTAGCTACTTTTATTAATTCATCAACAGCTACGTGTCCAGCTTGGATTATATTCCTTTTGATTTTTTTTACTTCCATATTTAATTACAATATCATTAGATTTCATGCAATAAAGCAGTTCATTATCTATAACAAACTCCCATTCAGCTCCTGGTTTAAAACCTACTACATCATTTAAAGCAATATTATGTGCTTTTAATGCATTATTAGTATATTTTAGTATACCAATATAAGGAACTGTTTTTTCGTGCTTTAAAACATCATTATTTTCTATAGGTTTTATAAAACATCTATCACCAAAAGTATGCCATTTGTTATTTTTTTTATATAAATATATTTGATCTAAGGATACAAAATATAAATTATCTTTAAAATAACTTCTACTGTTTTTCTTTTTTCCCTGCATATCATAAAAGCTTCTAAAAATGTTTTGATGAACTATAATTGTATCACCTATTTTTATACTTGTTTTAAAAGCTGCGGGTAAAGAAACAACTTTAGCTTTTCTATTTACAAACTTCCAAGACTCAATTTTATTATTTAAAATTAAATCTTTTCCATCTACTTTTGTTTTATTGTTATAAGTTTCACCTATTGGTTGTACAATAAAATCGTATAAACTTTTCATTAATACTCAAGATCATATTCTACGGCTATTGCCATTTGGGAATTAAATTTTTTCCACGGCAATACCTCGTCTCTTTTTTTAATATGTATATTGTAAGAGTTATCAGTAGGCTCAAATAAAATATGAGAAATTATATGACCTCCATAAACCTCTTGGCCAACAGAGTAATGCATTGCATCATTTTTATAATCTGATCCAATACTAATTTTTCGTATTACATTACTCATCTTTGGTAGGTTTATGTTCAGTATAAGTTCCGTCTTCTAAATTAATATCTATAGGACCGTACTTATCTTCTAAATCATTTTTTAATTTCCCTTGATCTTGATTTACACCCGCTAGCTCATGAAGCAACGCGTGTTTTTCTGTTTCTGCAACCCCTACTTTATGTAATAGTTGCGCTATTGTGTTTTGCAGAGTTAATATATTGTCTAACTCTTCTTTGGTTATTGCTTTTTTACTCATTATATTAAATTTAATTCAACATTTGGGGTGTTATAAAAACACCCCTTATGTTATTATATATCAAATAATCCTCCGCTTATATATATCGGTTCATTATTATTATCTCTACCAAATCCAACATTGGTTTTTACACCACCTGGATTAGCAGTCATTAATCTTGCCCACCTATCATTTAATGTTTTATTAGAAATTGTCGGGGCTATTCCACTTCCATCAACTGTAGTGTCTAATGATAAATCTACATTAGTACCGCTTGTTCCAAACGTATCATTTATCACTAATCGATACGTTGTGTTATCCACTGCATAAGCAAACTTTATATCATCTTTGTCTATAACAAATTTTCCTTCTTCAGATGGCTGTGAATTATTTACAACTTCAAATTCTAAATATTGTGCCATTGTTTAAAGTATTAATTGTTATGACATACCTCCACCACCACCTCCACCGGAAGTTTGATCTACATATATATCACTCCATCTAAATGGATATGTTGTTGTAATGTTCTGTGTAAAGTCAAAACTACTTTCATCTATATTAAAAAGTGGTTTAGGTATTGCAATTCCACCAAATCTTAATTTAAAACCGCCGTAAGTTACACCATCATAAGTAAAGTCTTCTACTTCTCCTAAAACTACATCTGTTATAGGGGAACCAGGATTAGCTACTAAATAATCACTAACTTTTTCTTCTAACCATCTACTTACTAATTCTCTTACATTTGTTCCTTGACTTCCATCTGAGTTAAATACTCCAAAATAAGCTCTAATTGCTTCTTCAGTCCAATTGTATTGTTTTCCATTTATTAAAGCAATTGGTGACGAAATTTCATTAATAGTACTTTCTATTGCAGCAGGACAGTTTGACTCTTCAGAATTAGCAGTATTTAATACCCATGAATTAAAAGGAATTGTTAAAGCTCTAACTCCTGAAGCTGTAGCTAGTGTAACAAGTTCACCAGGAGCACCATTTTCAACATTGTTTACAGGTACATCTGAAACAACATTTAATTCTAAATATCCTTGATTTCTTAATCCTAATACTACTCTATAGCTTAAGCAAACGTTACACGCAGCACACTCACCGTCTCCAACATTTGCTGTTTCAGGAATGTAAGAGTATATAGACATTACATCACTTTTACTAACTGTTAATGTTCTTGTGTTTTCTATTCCGTAATACATGTCTTCAAGTTCTGCAAATTCTCCTTTTCCTGTATCTATTACGCGAAATTTTTTGTTAGAGGTTGCATTAAATCCTCTAAAATTTAAATATTCTATGTTCATTGTTTATGTTATTTATGTTGTTATTTACCTTTTATTGGTCCTTCTCTCCAATCTTCACAACACTTGTTGTCTATTGTAGAGCTTCTAAAATATGCTCTTCCTCCAAACTGTTCAAGAATAGTAACGTCATCACTAAATAATTGTGCGGGATTAAGATTGATTTCTTGTGCAGCTCCACCTTGTCCATTAAAATTTAGACCTAGATAAGACTCATCATAAATTCCATCACCACTAGAACCACCAGTCATACCCCATGTTTCTGCAAGAGTGGTATATGATTGCACAGCGTCTACTTGATCTGGATCTGATACACCTTGACCTCTACCAGTTATCACAGCACATGTAACTACCAATCTAGATTGACCATTTATAAATTCTCTTCCGGCTGATGGATAGGTTTGAGTTGTTAACGAAATAGCGTTTGGATCTAAACCAGCCGCTACATTTTCAACTGGAGTTAAACACTCCCATTGACCAGCGTCTAATTGCTCATTAGTTTTACCAAAATCTAATAAAGTTTCTCTAGCTCCAGGATTTGAAACTAAAGCTTTTTGTAATTTATCTTGTAAAATTTTCTGGATTTGATTATATGCTTTATCACCTACTGCAACTGAGTTCTCTTTGTATTTCATCTCATAATCTGAGTTGTTTTGTTTTAGTAAATTTGATACATAAGGATAAGTATACCATGTTTGTGTAACATTGTTAAATTCAGCCTCATTAGTATATACTACTTCTTGAGAAACTCTTAACCACAAAGCTCCATTGTACTCTACGTATTTATTTTCCTCAGCAGTACCTACAGGCGCTTCTTCAGTTGATTGCCACAATGTTTTACTTACATTTAAAGGAATTTGCATCCAAAAACCTGCGTTTTGCTGATCATTTGGAAATTGACCCCCTGTATATAAACTGCTCCAAATTTCTTGTTGCTCTTGAAAAATATCCACCAAAGGAGATGGTTGTCCGTTACCATTTGATGATGTCGCATCACTAAAATATGAAGAACCAGTCGAAGTTCCTAAAAATTCTTGAGGAATTCTTAAAGTTTTTAAAATCTTGCTGTAAGATCCAGTTTCTAATCCTTTTTCATCACTAGTAACTACTCTTTGTACAACAGGAATTTTTAAATATCTACTTGCCATAATTATTGTTATTGTTGTTGTTATTATTTATTATTACTTATACTTTTAAATTTTTCCGCACCTCGTGACCCAAAATAGGCTACATAAACGGTGACTAACAAAGTCTTCAATAATTCTACCCAGCCAGTATCTACTGTGAAGTTCCATTGAAAACTATCTAATATTATTAAAATTACCATAGAAACAGTAAGAAATATTAAAGACATTGGACGAGTATTTTTACTTAGCCATGAATCTGACTTCATGTCACTATCCCATCTTTTTGATACTTCTTGCATTTCTATTATATCCATTTCTAAAAGCTTCATAGCTTTTTCTTTATCTTCTGGTGGTAATACAGTATCAGGTTCTTTGTGTATTAAGTTTTTAACCATACCTAAAACACCTTGATCTGGTAACACATCACCAACAGTACCTAGAATTCCAGGCGCTGCTTTTGATAAAAAAGCCCCTACTTTAGTTTCAGAAAATTTTTTTTTATTTTTTGTTGCCATAAGGAAACATTTTATTTAAAGCGTTTCTTCTTTCATTACAACCACAAGGTTTGTCTACTTTTTCAGATATTACATCTACTACCTTTTTAATTCCAGTAGCAGTTGTAAATTTATGTATTGTATCTCCTAAACCTTTAGACTCGTTAATTTTATTATTCATTTAATTTAATTTAATTTATTTTGTTTTTTTATATGCTTCCGCTTCCCATGGCAGCGCAGAATCTCCTTCATGCATTTTACTTCTAGAGTAAGTTTTTCCTTTCCAATATACATTTTCATTATCATAGTCTAAATCACCTCTACGCATTTGATCTATATGAACTTTTTCATGTTGTACAACATCAGGTATTTCTGAAGCACATAAATCTTTATTTATAATAATAGTTCCATTATTATTAGCTTTACCCATAGTACCCTCTTCCATTGGAGTGTGATACACTGGTACTGGGTCATATGTATACGGTGGTTTTCCTAATTTAAATGCCATTGTTAAACTTTTTCTTTTGGTTGTACTTTTGCAAAAGTTTCTTGAGCGTGATCACGTGCATCAGCTAATAGATTTTTACCGCTCACAGCGCCTTCGTATTTACCTAATCCTTTAAGAGCTTTATATGCTTTACCTCCTCTTTTAACAAGTTGAGTACCTTTTTTAGCCATGTTAGCAGCGGCAAATGCGTCTCCTGCTCCTGGCACTGAAGAAAGACCATAAAGAACAGCGTTTTTAGCATGTTTTGCTGATGCATCTTTATCTCCCGTTGCTAATGCGTGAAGACTTCTTCCGCTAGATATAGCTGTATTAAGTATATCAATACCTGCTCCAATTGGACCTGGCGCAAAACCACCAACTGTAAGAACATCTTGAAATCTGTCTAACCAACCTCTAGAATTTTCATTTTTAGAACTTGGTTTTCCTAATTGCACGTCTGCAGACATGTTATTTAATTGTATAACTTGATCTGCTGGAGGTGTTTCTTGTTTTTTATCTCCCATTACTCTGTTTCCAATTGCAAATGGGGAGTTATGCCTACCTGGTCTTAAATAAAAAGGCATTTAGCTCATGTTCTTGTCACCAGAAAACTTATGATGACCTAAGTGTCTTTCCATTGCTTCAGACTCATCTCTACGATCAGTAAGAGATTGATGTACTGAATGACCATGTTTTGCACCTAAAGCATCATCAAGTCTAGCGTTGTAACCTTGCTCTTTTAAAGGTGAGCTAAATCTTTGTGTAGCATGTTTAGACATCCAAGAACCATGTCTTCCTCCTGTCATATCTTTAGTAAGAGGCATATCTGTTAATTCTCTAGAATCAGCATATCCTTTATTTTGATTTTTAGCTGGAGAATTGCTAGCTAGCATTCTACTACTAGAACCTGCTGCTTCTCTTTTTTTCTTATCATCTTCAAAGATTTTATTTTCGTCATCACTGATTTGAATTCTTTCTTCAGCCATGTCTTTATCGTAATCTGCCATAATTTTAATTTTTATATGTTATTTTTACTTTTTTGTATATTTGCAACGCGTGTTTAACGCTGGTGTACCATTATCATCATATCCATCATCTCCAGCAAATCTTTGCGGATCTTGACTTTCGTAATCTGGTTCTGGTTCGTTTATTTGAGGAAGAATATCAGAATTTTTTATTGACTCCTCCTGTTCTTTTTTGCTTTTAGCGTCTAATTCTTCCATAGTAAAAGTTTTTTCTTTTAACGGACTCTTAGCGCTAAACGCTCTTTGAAATGGTGAACTCATAATTTATTTATTTATTTATTATTTATAATACCGGTTTGTGCCATTCTACCTGCTTCTTTAAAAGAATTTATTATATTTCTATCGCTGTCATTTAACTTAAAACTAAATTCTTTTTTATCATTATCCCAGCCTCCAACTTCATTGTTCTTAGATGTAGAGCTTGGTATATTACCTAAATCTACGCCTCCGGATGAAACAACATATCTATCATTTATAGCAGCGACGCGGTCTAATGCTTTTTTTTGTTCTGCAGTTTCCGGTACTTGAGCTTCATCTCCAGTTTTTAACGGTGATTTAGCGCTGAATGCTTTTTGAAATGGTGAACTCATATTTTAACTATTAGCGTGGTAAGCTGCTAAAACTTTATCTGCTTCTTCTTTAGTTGCAAATCCATCTCTCCAGATACCACCTTTTTTATTATTTAGGATAACAAATTTACCCCCTCTTTTTACTACACAACCTGAACCTCCTTCAGATTTTGCACATCCTTTGCCACTTGCTAAAAATGGACTTCCATACTGTATATAAGTCATAATTTTTAATTTTTATTGTTGTACTCTAAAAGCCCAAGCTTCTGGTGGTTCTGGTCCAGCTCCTGTTAACTCTAATACTTTTACTACTTGTAAATCTAAAACACTAGGTACTAAATTCAGCGGTAAAATTAAAAGATCGTTATTAACTGTTAAAACTGTAGCTGTTCCACCACCACTAGTGTATAAACTATAGCCTTCACTGTTACCTGCTCCAGTTGGACCTGCTGGTCCTACGCCTGTTCCTAGAGTAGGATTGTAATTTCCTCTATATACCTCTGCAACTAAATCTCCTAATGCTATTGCTGCTGGAGGACTACATATATCAAATAAAACTATAGTGTTTGTTGCTACATCTATATATTCTATTTGAAAAATATATTCATCTGCAGTTGATGTGTCTGTAGCGTATATAACATCACCACCACCTACGTTGTTTTCAATTAATAATTGTGTTGTGGCAGGAGGAAGACTTGTTATAATAGGTTGTGGACCAGCGTTATTATAAACACCAGTTAGACCTAAATCTAATTCTTGAACCACACCTGGTTGAGGAATATTTATTACCGTACAGGGTCTTATTTTTATTGCTCCGTTATATATTGCCATTTTTATATTTTTATTTATTAATATTATCTTTTAGCGCATTCAGTAATAGGCATTCCTTTATAAGATACAGGCGCTTTTAACACGTGCATTCCTTTTGGACCTCTACTTGAACCCTCACCATGAGGTCTACCAACTTGATCTAGTGGTCCGTCCCATATATGTGATTCACCTACTATACCAACTTTAGTTCCTGGCTTTAATCTTTCCATTGAAGGATCATATTTTCTACTATGCATAATTATTATTTTTTAAATTATTTTATTTCTTTCTTCAGGTGTGTTAAATATTTGTTCAGAATTTCTAACCATTTCGTTTGAAAAACCTGTTTCATTATAACCCATTGGCTGTATATTGCCTATCATACCTGCTGATGATGGATTAATTAAATTATCCTGTACAGATCTTATACCTTCAACGGTGCTTGAGTTTGTAGCTCCAACTTCATCTTGATGCATACGTGATTCATGTTTTGAAATAGCTGCATTAGTTCGAGAAGCGCCCATTACTAATTCTTGAATACTTCTAGGTCTATTACCGCCAAAACCACCTGATAACACACCTGCCATACCACCTAGTATATTTCCGAATTTTAAAGGACTGTTTTTCATCTGTTTTTATTTACATTTTTAATAGAAGTTTGTAAAACTTTATCTATATAAGTTTCACCTTTCATTATTTTATTTCTTCTTGCGCTGGTTGGTATATCTTCTTCATTTAGCATTATTCGATAAATTCTTTGTATTAATTGTTTACCTTTAAATGAAACTTTATATATATTAAATTTTTGAGTTGTTCTGTTTCTGTGACGCCAAACTACTACCCAATCATTTTGTATAAGTTTGTTCCAGCGCCTATTATCCCAACTATACGAATAACTACCTAATTCAAAATCTTTTTTACTAAACAAATCTATACAATCCAGATATATTAATAATTCTAAATCAGCATCGTTTAAGCCGTTGTTTTTACAAGCCCATTTGCGTATTATACGGTAATGTTGCAGCAATTTCAGATTTTTTATATCTGACGCCTCTAGCTTTTTCATAAAACAACGACGACATCTCTGTCTTTTATAACATAGTACTTTTCATTTTTTAATTCAATAAAATGACCAGCGTGTCTATCATAAAATATTTTATCGTCTTTTTTAACACCTAAAACTTCTTCACCCACTGAAACAACTAAAGCTTCAATGTATCTAATGTCGCTTCTATCATTTTTACTTAATAGTAAACCACCTTTAGATTTAGTGATATTTTCTTCTATTTTTTGTATAATTAAGTTTTTACCTACTGCTTTCATCAATTCTAATATTATTAATTACACAATCAGTAGATAATATAGTAGTTGCTACAGAAGCCGCGTTTGTTAGTGCGCTTTTAGTAACTAACAATGGATCAATAATACCTTCTTTTACCATTTGTACCATATTTCCTGTAACTACATCTATACCCATGCCTTTTCTGACTACTGGTATATCATTCTTTATTCCGGCATTATCTAGTATTGTATTAAATGGATACGCTATTGCTTTTAATAAAATCTCTTCACCTATATTTTCTTGTTTAATATGTGAAGCAGCATTTAGCAAAGCTATTCCACCACCTGGGACAATACCTTCTTTAATAGCGGCTTTAGTAGCACATATAGCATCTTCTACTCTATCTTGTTTTTCTTTTAATTCAATATCTGAATTAGCGCCTACTTTTACTATAGCTACTTTAGCAGATAATCTAGCTAGTCTTTGCTCATAGCCTATAACTTGATGTGGTTTTAATTTTGTAGTTAATTTTTCTTTTATATTAGAAATTATATCTTCTACTTCACTATTAACATCATTTACTTGAATTATAGTTTGATCATTACCAGTAGTTGTTTTTAAACATTCTCCTAAATAATCTATTTGTATAGAATTTAAATCATCACCTAAATCCTCATTTATAATTTGAGCATTAGTAAGAATCGCTAAATCTTCTAGTATTTCTTTACGTCTTAATCCAAAAGCTGGTGGATCAACAACATTTATTTTTATATTACCTTTTATCTTGTTCATTACAAGAGCAGATAAAACAGGCGCTTCTACTTGTCCTATTATAAATAAAGATTTATTTGCTTTTATAACATGCTCTAATATTCCTTGTATTTGTCTTATAGAATCAATTTTAGAGTCAACTATTAAAACTAGAGGTTTTTCTAATTCACACGTAGATGTTTCTTTATTTGTTATAAAATTTTGATTTAACAAACCTTTATCATACTCTACACCTTCAACAATTTCAATTTTTGTTTCACCTAATGAAGATGGCTCCATTATTACAACACCAGTTTTACCTACAGCTGTAAATGCTTCTTCAATTAACCTACCTAATTTTTTATCATTATTTGTTGATATTGTAGCAATTTCTTTTATCTTGTCTTCTACTGGAACTGAAACACTGTTTAAATAATTTATAACTTTATCTACAGCTGATAAAATACCTTCTTTAATTAATCTAGCATTTGTTTTGTCTAACTTAATGTATGCTTCTTTTAATATAGCATGTGCTAATATTGTAGCGGTAGTTGTTCCGTCTCCAGCTTCTTTAACTGTTTTACGCGCTGCTTCTTTTATAAGTCTAGCGCCAATATTTTCCACAGGATTTAATAAGGTTATTGAATCAGCAACTGTAACACCATCTTTAGTTATTATTGGATTACCTTGCATATCTTCAAGAATCACACATTTACCGCTAGCTCCTAATGTAGAGCTAACAGCATTTGTGAGTTTTTCTATACCTTTAAATACCTGGTCTCTGGCTTCTGCGCCAAAGTTCAGATTTTTTACTATCATTTAATTTAATTTAATTTAATTTAATTATTCAAAGGTTTTAACGACTTTTGGACCTTTCAAGAAATCTACTTTTTTAGCATAATGCTCTACTGAACCATCAATAGCTTTTTCTGCTCCTTCAATAGTTTCTCTTCTTGTCACATCGTTCCAAGTATCTTCATTTGGATCTTGGTATTCAGTTTGATAAAAACCGTTAGGTAATTGGGTTATCCTCCAGTTCTTTTTTTCTGCAAGATGTTTCCAAAGGTTAATGGTTTCTTCTGAAATTTGTGGTTGACTATTCCACGATCTAGTCTGGTAATAAAACGTCATAGTTTTTTGGTTTTAAGTTTATATTTGGTTTATTGCTCTACCCGAGCAGGGTGTATTATTCTATCCAAAAGGTTCTTCAGGAAATATTGGTTCTCCTGGGAAATCTTCACCGCCAGGTCCTTCTGGTACTTCACCGCCTGGTGTAACTAGCGCTGATTCTATATTTTGTGGAGCTGATAAAAATATTCCTACTTTAGGAATAAAATCATGAACTGCTTGAGTACCTTGTCTTCCTTTTCTCATTGCCTCCATTAAATCATTTTCTAATTGTACCGCTGCTCTTTCTTGTGCATATTGTACTGGTTGCCAAAACTCAGCTTCTTCCGGTTGAATAGTTTTAGATATAGAATATCCCCAAAATAAACTACTTTTTGCAATTATTTGAATCTTAGCATCATCAGTTTCATTTGTAAACTCTGGCCATATATTAAAATTTAAAATTAATGGTGGTCCAGGTTCAGAAAACTCAATTGTAAGAGTAGGGGTTATTAATGTATTTAAAGCAAGTAAACCTTTTTCGTCAACCGGAATAGTAGTATTTATAGTTCTAAATACACTAGTGACACTATTGCAATTTAATAAATTTAAATATTGAGGTGATACCATTTCTGTACCTTGATTTACTAAATTGTAAAATGTTTCTACTTGATCGTTAAGATCCATAATGACACTCTCAAAATGTCCTTCAAATTCCATGTCTGCCATAATTTCTTTTTTTAATTTTTAATTTTATATTTATAATTATCCGAACATTTCTTCACCTGGTCCGCCGCCGCCACATGGTGATTGTTCATCTTGAAAATCAGGTCCAGTTAAATCTGTAAAAAATAAACCATTTTCAGCGCTTATTGGATATAACCACGGATTTGAATCTGGTGCACAATTATATGGAAATTTCCAAAAAGGACTTGAAATATAATTTGCTCCATTAGGATTTCCATCAGCTAAAACTCCATACGTCATTCTAGCTTGTTCAATAATAGCAAGCGCTTGCGCTTCAGCAGCCTCTGCTTCTGCAGGACTTGGTCCTGGTAATCCTACTTCTTGTCTTGCTTGATTATATATTTTTATATATGTATGTTTCATTTTTATTTTTTTTAACTACAGTTAGCTGTTAGATTTGGTTGTATTATTGGTGCGACTTGCCATGTTAATGGCGCGCTCATTGATTGAGTCATACCAACACCTCTTATTCTATATTTATTTTCAACAGTTCCCAATTGTGGAGGTCCACCCCAAAGTGTCTCCGTATCATTCATACTTCCAGCACCAAAAGCTCTATGAGTAAATCCAGCAGCTAAAAGTTTTGGATCTGTTTCCGGTAATAATATTGGAATTGTTACTACATATGTACCAGTATTTACTGTTTCCCATGGCGGAGGACCACCTTGAAGTTCAAAACTGTCATTAGTCATTAATGGTAATAAACCAGCTGCAGTTGTATTAGCAGGACTATATAATGTCCAATCAGTTGTTTCTACATCCCCTGTTTTTGGATCTGTTGTTATTGATCTTTGCCACATTCTTAGGTTAGTGCTTTTAAGTTCAGATACATAACCAAAACCTGCTTCACCTTGTGGAATAATACCAGCTTCTGATAGTTTTGAATAAGTTCTAGTGCCGTTATATCCATCAGTAAATGCGTTTACTACTTGACCCCAAGTACTTCCTCCAATTCTCCATAAAGGTCTCATATTTATACCTTTTATTGTTATCCAAGCATTTCCACCCGATGCATTGCTTTCTGGAGCTCCATTTCTCCAAAATATTGGATTAGTATCTCCTACGTATGTACTCTCTGGATTTGTTGTACCAGCTAATTTTGATTGTGAAAGACTTTCATCTAATCTATATAAACCACCTTCAGCTGAATCTACTACAGTTGGAACACCATTCATTATTAACCATTCTGGATTTGGACTTCCATCAGCCAAATTATATGTTCCAGCTTCAATAGTTAAAACATTCATGTTAATACCTGAAATTCCTATTTGTGGAACAATTGATTCACCCGTACCACCATGAACAGATAGACTAATACTAAAAGGATATACACTTGATTTACCAAATGTAGGATTTACAATAGGTTTTGCATTATAATCTGCTTCAGTAGGATTACCAGCTTGACCATCTATAGAAATCATTGATGGAATAACTATTTCTTGAGCATAAACATTTGTATCAACTGAATCACAAAAACGAGTCCCTATTTCATTTTCAAATCCTGAAATTTGAGTTCCGTTAATATTATTAGCACCAGGCCAAGTAACATTACCACTTTGTCTTATGCTAAAATCTGAACCATTATAAATATCACCAACATTTAATGAAACACCAGCAATATCTGGACCACTTGCTGTAGGCCAAACACCTCCTGTTGCATAATCACAACATCCAGGGTCTTGAATAGCATAAGCCATACCACCAGTAGGATTAGCTACGGGAACACCAGCACTTGGGTCATTTGGACTAAATGCGTCAGGAGTATAAGAAGTTCTATTAGATGTAAATATTTGCTGTACATTAGCTTCACATATAGTATAACCATTTATTGCGCCTCCAAAAATTGTAGTTAATACTTGACCGGGGTCACTAGCAATAGCATTTCTATATGTAGTTGGCGCTGCATTATATCCCTCAGAGACACATGGTTGATAACATCCTGCTCCTTCTGCACATTGTTCTGCAGCAATCCATTGCCATAAAATATATTGGCCATCAAATAAAGGCTCTAAATTTAATGTCTTATCTGTTTCGTTCCAAATAGTTTTAAAAATACTAGTATGAACAGGAGGAGTCGCATTAATTGTTAAGTCCGATGCCACAACACACACTTCTGATCCTTCAATTGTAGGAATAGCTTCACATGGATCTTCTCCTTCTGCAATCTTATAAGCTAATACAGTTGGTAAAGAAGATTCTGCACTAAATACGTAACCAACTTTAAGAGATGGAGAATAATCATTTAATGTTACATCACTACTAGCATGAACTACACCTGATAAAATAGAATTCATCCATTTTGTAAAAACATCTAAAACATCTAAATGAGTGTCTCCAAATGAAATTTTTATATCTCCATTTACAAAATCAGTACTAGACAAAGTATACATATCTGTCTTATATGATCCAGGTGAGCTAGGATCGTCTATACAAGTTTTAACTTCTCCTTGCAAATAATAAACTCCCTGATCTACTCTAGGTATTTCTAATGGAGTTGATCCTACTTGAAAATAAACTATATTTAGTGAATTTCCTTCTCTAAAGATATTTTTAATACCGTTTAATTGTATTGGTTTTAAAACACCATCAGGTTGTCTAATATATCCGTACATATTACTATTTTTTAAAATTTAATGTTTTTATTGTTAAAATTCTACCGTTGTCTTTTAAATATTTTTTGTATTTATTTAATACTTTATTATATTCATCTAAATAAATAAATCTAGCAAAAATATCAATCATTATTATATCAAATTTTTGACTTTTAAAATCATAATTGTAAGCACAACCTTGAATTACGTTCCAATCTTGTGATGGATCGTTGTATTTTTTTATTATTTCTGGGTATTTTTCTAAAATTGTAGTAGTTTTTACATTTTTAGACTGATTTCTTGGGCCATAAGCATTACCCATACCAACGTATAAAACGTCTCCGTGAAAGTTTTCAATATCGAAATTAGATTTTTCAAAATATCTTTTACATATTTGATCCCAGTCTCTTCTATTATATTTTAAATCACTACTCCCACCGTCTTCTCTTATATTATTACCCATTAAATTAAATTTTTACACTATTCTTATCCTTACTTCACCAGCATTGTGATATAAGGCTCCTACAGGTACTCCTCCAGCTGCTGCTGCAGTATCATCTGCAAAGTTATGTTCAAGTAAAGCATCTGAGTGTAACATTGACGCTATACCATTGACGCCTTCTGATATTACTAAAGCGTCTTTGTTTCCACCACCTACATCTGCAGCTAAAACAATTTTAGGTCTAAATGGTTGTCCAGATGTTGTACCTGGATAATTTTCAGCATTATTTGATCCTATAACAACCATACCAAACTGTGTTGCTGTTCCACTACTAGCAACTCCTAAAGTACAATTATTACCTAATATTATTGATTGTTCATATGATGAACCACCAGTTCCACAACTATTACTAGTACCAAAAATAAAATTCTTTTGTGCTCCTTGAAGGTTGTTATTATAACCGATTGCAAAGTTGTTTTGTGTTCCGGCAACATTATTTTCTCCACCCAGCGCAAATGCCGATGCACATGTTAAGTCATTACTAAATCCTAATGAATATAGTCTATTACCTGTTAATGTGTTCTGCTGACCGACAACTATAGAGTTATCAGCATTGGTCATGGTATTTCCTTGACCAACAGCTAATGAATGATCAGAATCAGCTAATATTTGATTATTATTACCTACAGCTAAACAATTATCAGAACCTGATACAACATCGTTGTTACCAGCTCCAACTACCATTGATGTATTATCAACTTGTACACCGCCGGGATTATTCGAAACCACTACGCCATTTCGAAACCAAGCCGCCGGTTTTGTGTCTCCAGAATCTCCTACATCTAAAATTACATTACCTGATATTGAAGATCTACCTATAGATATTCCTTCTTTTGATTCAAATTTAAAACTTTTCTTATAAAAACCTCCATTTACTACTCTAAACTCCCAACTTGTAATATCTTTAAAAGTCCCTCTTCCGAGACAGGTATATGGAGTTGGATAAC